GGCGGCATGAACGAGCATGTTGCTATTAACATCGGCGGCGACTGGTTCGAGAGTGGTGGGCAGCGCGGCGATACCGCGGGGCCGTCACCGAACGCGGCGAAGGGGCTCAACAAGTTCGTCGGCACCCCACACGCCGTCGCGGCCGCAACGGGCGGGGGCATCGCCCTGGCGCAATCGACGGGCGGCGGGACGAGCGATCTGACGGGTGCCGCCGGTGGTGGTGACCTCGCCAGTATCATCAGCGGTGCGGCCACCACTGCCGGTCGCGCTGGGGCTGGTGCGATCCAGGGAGCCGGGATCGGCAAGACGCTGGCGAGCCTCAACCCGCAGGACGCGCAGAACACGCTTGCCGCCTATCAGCAGATTCTGCCGATGCTGCGTGAAGCGGCGAACATGAAATACCCCGAACTGCCCGTGACGGCAGAGAACGAGGCATTGCAGCAAGGTCTGGGCTTCCTCCAGGCGTGGGGTCAGGCGCAGGGCGACATTCGCACGGGTGCATCGGGCTTCGCCGACGACATGCAGCGCGTGACCGACATCATCGGTGGGCCACTCGGCGCGGCATACGGCCGCATCCTCCAGGCGCAATACCAGTCCGCGCGCATCAACGAGCAGATCGTCTCCACGCAGAGCGCGATCACGCAGTTGGACACCGCCCATCAAGCGACGGTCGATCAGCGGACGGCGGCGGACCGCGCTTCCGGCCGCCAGCAGACAATGCAGGGCTGGGCCGACCAGGCGTCCGACCAGGCACGGCAACGGCGGCAGCAGGCGGGCGCGCAGGGGATTCAGGATGCGCAGAGCGCCGAGAACCGCGGCTACACCGGGGTGACGCGCTCATTCCAGGACCGGCAGCGCGCGTTGCAGTTCTCGCAGCAGGTGCAGGGCACCGACCTGCAAAATCAACTGGCGGACCTCCAACAGCAGCAGACGAGAACCGGCTACCAGCGGACGGCGCAGGAGCAACTCGTCTCGGCGCAGGTCAAAGGCGCCGGCACGAACGAGGCAGCGGCGCAACTGGCGGCGAACCTCGCTGCGATGCATGACCGCGACCTCCTGCAGAAGGACGCGGACACGAAGGCCATCGATGATCTGCAGGAGAAGATCCGCCTGCAACAGAAGCAAGCGAATCTCGACTCCTACAATCTGGAGACGGAGCAGATTCAGGCGCAGCGGGCACACGAAGACCGGATGGCGCAACTTGACGATCAGGCCACGGCGCAGCAGCGGAACGCCCAGGCGGAGGACGAGGCGATCCAGGAGAGTCGGACCGCACGCGATCAGGCCCACCAGATGGAGCTCTGGCAGGTCGAGGATAGCCGTGCCGCCGAAGATGCCGCATACCAGCAGCAAAAGGCGTCGCTGGAGGAGCGACTGACCGGCTTGCAGGCGGAAAAGCAGGCGCAGGACGACCTCATCACCACACTGCAGCAGATGATCGGGCTGATGGGACAGTTCGGGGACGCCGGCCAGACCGCACTCAGTCAGCTCGTCTCCGGCACGCAGGGGATGCTGACAGGCGAGTCGAAGGCGAGCCATCCCACGGGCGGCTGGATACCGAAGCTCGCCGCCGGCGGCACCGTGCCGATTGGCGGCCAGGCATTCGTCGGTGAGTCGGGCATCGAGCATCTGCTGATGACTCCGAAGGGAGCGGTCGTCACGCCGATGGGGTCGGCTCCTGCTGCATCGGGTGGTGGGGTCGTCGTCAACATCGGTACGATCAACGGCGGCATGAGCGAGGACCAGATCGCGGACGTGACGCAGCAGTTCAATCAGGCGCTGCGCGACGCGGTGCGTAAGGCCGGCACCGCGTCACGCGCCCAGAGCCGCGCACTCGGAAGGTGAGGGTACCGGTATCGGGTTCTTAAGGTACCTGTACCAGCTTGATCTGGATCCGGCTGACGGCGCCTACGTGCCGTACGAGTTCCGGCCGATCAACATGAGCATGAGCCGTGATTTTGCGCGACGGGAGTCCGTGCTGGTGGTTCCGGGCGCGGATTCAGTGCTGGACGCTTTCGGCGCCGGCGCCGGCCCGATGGACCGGCGCGATCAATCGTTTTCGTTCCGCCGCTTCACCCACGGCAACAATGACGCCGTCTACGATACGCTCGCCGCCTGGCTCGCGCCCGGTCTGCCGCTCCGCCTCGTCTACCAGACCGACCAGTTGGGGCTCTGGTATACCGTCGGCTACAATCCACGGATCGCGCTGACGGAGACGTCGGGCGGCAACTGGGGCGAGGACGGGTATCTTGACTTCACCATTACCTGGCGCATCCGCCCCGACTGGCGCGCGCGGTTCAGCGAGGATAGCGAGCGCTTCACCTCCGTCTCCCGCTTCGCCCCCGGGACCGTCTTCGGCGGGACGGGGACGATACCGATCACCGCGAACCCGCAGGCGATCTCGATCGATGCGCGCGGCACGGCGGGCCTCGATCTGCCCACCCTCCCCGACACCGGCGCAACGATCTCCGTGCATGGGCCGGTTGGCGGCAGTCTCGGCTTCCGGGTGACCAGTTTCTCCGCTTTCGCCGTCGATGCGTCGGGGACGAAGCAGCCACTGTACTTTGACGTGCCGTTCCCGCTGCCGCTCGCCACTGACAGCGTCACGCTCAACTTCGCGTCGCAGACGTTCCTGCATAACGGTGCGCCGTTTCGGCCGGTCAAGCCCGCATATCAATCGCACTACTGGGAGATCGCGCCCGGTGTGCTGAACGGTGGTCAGGTCGCCGCGCTCGGCACGTCCCCCCTGGTGGGCGGGCTGATCCGCTTCTCGTGGTTCCGTAAGCGCGCATAGTGGTTCACCGCATGCCGATCCTTGCCCCTTTGCACGAGACCGTGTCAGTGCGGTTCGCGGCAAAGGGGCAAGGATGTACCGCTACGAAGACGGTCACATGCATGCGGTGAACCACGGAGAGGACGAGGCACCATCATGCCCATGAGTTACGCTTCGGCGGGTGTGGTCGCACCCGCGAACGCGACCGACAACTCGTTCGTCTTCTTCAAGGCGACATTCGATCATATCTTCGGCGTCTTCAACAGCTTCGAGACGGCGAACAATGCCGCACTCGCGACGACGAACAGTAACGTCGCGGGGAACACCTCGAGCATCGGCACGATCAACACGCTGCTCGGCACGCGCACCGCGGCCGCGTCGGCGAACTCGATGATGATGCGCGACGCCAACGCGGCCACCGCGCTCGGCGGCCTCTCCGTGGTCTCCACGCAGCCGGGCGCCGCGACCGTCGTGCTGCGGCCGATCAGCGGACAAACCTTCCCCCTCGTCACGGTGCAAAACGCGGCGGGCACGGTCAACACCGCCTATATCGGCTTTGATGGCTCATTCACCTCGACACCCGGCTTTGTGGGCGACCTCGCGGGCAATGCCACGGGCGTCAAGGGGATCGCGGCACACGCCCTGCTCGTCGGCGCCGGTGCGGGCGCCATGGCCGCACTGCCGCCTGGGTCCGCGGGCTATGTCCTGACATCGCAGGGAGCGGCGCTCGATCCCGTCTGGTCCGCCCCGACTGGCGGCAGCGGCGGCGGCGGAACGGCGTCCACGATCACGACGGGCGGCACCGGCGATGCGTCACTGATTGACATCACGACGCCGCTCGTCCAGAACGTCGTCAACGCGCTCTCCGTCACCGGCGGCACGAGTCTGCAAATCGCCGCCAGCAGTAGCACGAAGCTCGGACTCTCGGTCGGCGGGCGCTGGCGCACGAATACCGCGAACGCGACGACGAACGCCGTGTCGGGCGGAGCCGGGAACCGCTATCTGGTCGCGGACATCTCGGGCGCGGTCGTCGGTGGCAACGGCATCGCCTTCTCGCTGAATACCACAGCAACGCTGACGAACCAGTACCAGTTGCTCATCTGCGCGGTGCGCTGGGATGGCACGACGCTGCAACTCGATGCCTCCACCACCGACTTCACGAATCTTGTGCCGACAATCAACTCGACCGGCTTTCTCCCCGCCGTCCTCGCACAGGATTACACCGCTGGCGCGCTGACGAACGCGGGCTTTCAGAACCTGGCGAATGGCATCACCACCACGCTCCATTTCCCCACGGCGCTGCGCGGACTGATCGTCTTTAGCTTCGATCTCGCGCAAGGCGCAGCGGCACAGAACGGCTATCTCTATCTCAGTGTCGATGGTGGACTCGTGGGGAAAAACGTCCAGTTCAACGGCGTGCCAATCAATCAGACGCTGACGCTGACCGGGCAGCTGCGCGTCTCGCTCGGTGCGGGTGCACATACGTTCGTCGTGCAGGCATTTTGCGGCACGGTCGGCCCGACGGTCGGCGCGGTCAGCGTCAACGGCTTCTTCTATCGGTAGGAGGACAGCGGATGACCATGACGCGCATCGACCAGACGGACGCCAGCGTGACCCTGGGTGGCGGACACTGGGGCACCGCCGTCGCGGACGCCAATGCTGTCGGTGGCACCTACGCACGCACGACCACCAATGGTGACACGGCGACCATCGTCATCCCGGCCGGTCCTTCGACGGCGATCCTCCAATGCACACGCCTGTCGACCGGCGGCGCGCCCACGATTGTCAACACGACGCTGGGCAGCGCGCCGGTCACGTGGGATCAGACGAGCGGCACGAACAATGCCGCCGCCGGCTGGGTCGTCTCGAAAGCTTGCAGCCCGCCGATTGCCCTCAATCCCGCGGTCCCGAACACGATCGTCGTCACCGCAGCCGGTGGCGGGGCGACGCTTGATGCCTATGAGAAATACACGCCGTCCGCGATCACGGCCGGGCGCTTCACCGTGGCCGGGCACTCGATCACGCAGGGCGCGTTCATCACCAGTCCGACGACGAACCGCTTCACCGCCCTCGCCGCAACCTGGCTCAGCATGACGGAGGACAACACCGGGACAGCGACCGGGGCAACGCTCGCCGATAACAATCAGGCCGCGTCCCCGGTGCCGCTCTGGACGATCATCCATGTCGGCACGAACTGGGATCAGCGCACACCGGAAATTGCCTGTTGCATGATCGGGATCAACGACATCTCCACCCTGCTCGCTGCTGACCCGACGCCGGGCTACTACCTCGCCCTCTTCAAGCAGCGCCTGCGCGAGTTGACCTGGCGGATGAACTACAGCGTGCCCGGCTGCCTGGTGCTCCTCGTCAGCATGACGCCAAACACCAACCTAGGCGGCGCGGTGACGCAGGCGAATATCGTCGCCTTCGACCGCGCCATTCAGCAGGTCGCCCTCGAGCCAACGATGACGAACTGCCTGTACGTCAACTGCTGGGATGCGCTCAACACCACCAACTACGCATCGGCGGCGATCCTCTCGGACGGGACGCACCCGACCATCTACGGGCACGACCTGATGGCGCGGGCGCTGTTCAAGCAGGTCGCGGCGCGGCGGGCGTCGCCGGCCGCACTGCGGTTGGTTGCGTGATGTTGGAAAGGAGTTTGCATGTGAATCCTGCCCATGCTGCCCAGCGGGCGCCCGCACCCGAGACCGTTACATCCTTGGCGGCTTGCCGCGAACCGCTCCAAAACGAGGTTAGGCGCCTGTCCGAGGATGAGTTGTGCTACCACCGGAGGGTCGTCGCGGCAGTGCAGGAAGCACGGCAGCGATTGGCGCTCGCGGAGGCAGTGGGGAGCGCGTGGTTCGCGCACCTGATGGAGCGCTACGGGCTCGCCGAGACCGATGTCGTCGAAGTCGATGGCGCCATCACGCGCGTGTCCGCACCGCGGGACGCGCGTGTAGTGCGCGACACGGCATCGCCGTCTCCAAAGAAAGGCTAGCAGATGGCGCGGCTGACCTGTTGGACGGTCGGTGCGAACCCGGTCCCGCTCCTCACCTGTGTCGGCGGTACCGTCGTCCTGACCGAAATCGACCAGTTCACCGCGCATGACCTGGAGTTCGCGGCCGCCGATGCGCGCACGATCCAGGCGATGAAGGAATGGACCCTGCTCGAACTGGTGCAGGAGGGCGTCGGCACGATCGGCTACGGGTACGTCGTCAATCCCCGCCAGAGCGTCAGCGACCAGGGCGCGGGCACCATCCGCGTCAGCCTCGAGCAACTGACGCACGAGTTGACCTGGCACCGGACGCGGCGGGGCTGGCAGGCACAGAACAACATCTCGATCGTCCAGGCACGCCTCGCGGCGCTGGCACCCGGCTGGACCGGCGTCTTTACGGACCTGTACACGGTGGACCCGCAAGGGAACCCGCGCGATCTCACCGTGCAGGTGACACTGAACAACCCGACCGCACTCGGCGGCTATCTGCAACTCGCCCAACAGTTCTCACAGCATGCGCGCCTCGGCACCCTCGTCGATGCGACCGGCAACCCGGCGCGCATCCTCGAGATGGGCCAGTTCGGCGCCGCCCCCACGGTGACCTTGCAGGATGCGAAGGGTGGCGATCTCGACGCCATGGGGCGCAACACGACCATGCGCGTCCCCGCCAGCGTCGAATGGCAGCCGAACAATGTCGAGGACTTCTGCAACGTCACGGTGCCATTTGGCGGCGGGCAGGACACGGATTCACTCGTCACGCTGGAACGCCTGTGGCGGATCATCAATGACCCCGCCTACCCGGATGTCGGGCGGTACGGTTCCGATGCCGACTCGACGGCACGCACGGGGAGGGCGAGCCTGTTTCCTGAGTACGATCCCGCCTATCCGATCACGGACCCGGAGCATCCGCCCACGGGCACGATTCAGTATGACGCGCAGGGGAATCTCCTCCAGGGGGCGTACAACACGCGCGGCGTCACCCTCGACGGGCACTATGACTACATCGTCTACGATGCCGCCAGTTATGCCACCTACGGGCACAAGGAGACCAAAGACTATATCGATTCATCGCTGACCTACCCGTCCGCGGATCCCGCCGATCAGGTCTACACCGCGCGCGCTCTCTATGTCTCGGTGGTTGGGTTCTTCAAACGCTACGCGCACCCGCATCACGCCTTTACGTGCACCGTCAACGATGCGAACACGCTGCCGACACGCGCGGGCGACCTGGTCGCCACGGATTTCCAGCACGTCTCGGTGGCCGAGAACGCCGCGGTCGTGGAGATGAACATCACCGAGAGCATGCGGGTGATGCAGGTGACGCGGGCGTTCAACGGTGATGATCCCGCAGTGGACACGTACACCCTCTCGAATCTCGGGCGCTTTGATGCGACGGACGCCACGGGTGCGGCGGATACCGCGCAGACGATCGTCGCCTTGCAGCGGCAACAGGGAACGGGCCTGGCTCCGTATACGCGCGACTTTGCGGGCAACATCGATGTCGCGAACCCGATCACCGTGTCCATCTACGTGCCGCAGTTGCATTTCCGCTGGCACGAGTTCCGGGTGCAGTGCGACTGGCTCCCGTTTCGTGGCACGGCGACGACGGCACACACCATCCAGGGATCGCCGATCGTCACGGTCGGGGCCGTGGAAATCCTGATCGCGACGCCAGCGGACATCAACGCCGTCGCCGCGAATATCGGCGGTATCCCCGATCACGTGCACGGCATGGCGGTACTCGGCAACACACGGGCCTTCACCATCTCTAGCACGCCTGCCACGATCTCGCCAAATAACTACCTCTGGGTCGGCGGATCGGGAACCAATCTGGTGCTGAACGCGAACAGCCTCACCGGCACGCTGTACACCGGCACGCCGCCGGGCAGCCATCAGCAGGTCAATCTCGATCCGACCGCGCATCCGCACGTGGTCAAGAAGCAGGGGGAAACGGTGGGCCACCTTCCGGCGGGGACGGTGATCGGCCCCGTACCGGACCACGCGCATGACGTGGAGAAGCGCATCCCCACCGGGCAACCCGCCCCTGCGTCCATCACCCTGACGATCAATGGGGTCAGCCTCTCCTCCGGTGCCTCGGTGCAGGGGACACGTGACCCGCTGCTTGGCAACGCATTCACGTCAGCCTTTGTTGCCAATGACATCTCGGTGGAGATGGAGGCGGCCGGGAGGCCGGGATCGGTCGTCCCGCTCCGGTTTGACGCGGGCACGAGCGCGGGCAATCCCTTCGGGGTGGGTTTCCTGCAAATCTCGGTGACTGCGGTGGAGGAACTCGGCGGCCTGGCAAGCACCTTCCGCGCATCGTAAGGAGCGAGGGAATGGACGCCAGCGTCGCCCTGATCACGACCCTCGGCGCGATCGCGGTGGCGCTGATCTCCGGCGGCTTCGCCTTCGCCACACAGCGCGGCAAGGGCAGCGGCGATTATCTGCGCGAGCGGATCGCCGTCCTCGAAGCGCGTGAGGACACCACCCTCGCACCGCTCGTCGCCGCGGTGCAAAGCCAGCAGGACTCGATCGCGCAGATCGCCCAGCTGGTCACGACGGTGATGGATGAGATTCAGTACCGACGCCGGCGCCAGCAGGAAGGGAGCGATGACTGATGGCCGCATTCCTGAACGTCGCGGAACTCCGGCTCGTCGCCCTGTATCTCGCCACGATCGCGAGCGCCGCCGTCATCGGCTTCCTGGTCGCGCGTTCGATCAACCGGCAGCAACGGCGTGCCGCGGAGGTCGACGCGGTGCAGCACATCATCGAGGCGGACAAGCGACGGGAAGAGGCGGAAGCGCTCGCCCGCACGAGCGAGGCGCAGCAACAGCGGTTAGGACGCGTGATGAAGGGGAAGGCTGGAGATGAACACAAGGCAGATTCCCAGCATCGATGATGAGGGCGTCTCACCGCCATACCGACCGCCGGGGTCGATGGCGAGAAACATGCCGCGGCCATTGCCGTCACCGCCGCCGCCGGTCGGGTGGCGCGAGCACCCGCGCGTCATTACCGCCGGTCCCTGGGCCACGATGCTCTGGTGGTACGCGTGCGATCTGGTGCGGGAGCGTGGCGGCGGGACGACGATCAGCATGCGGGACCTGAAGCGCTTGCTCGATTGGGATGAGATCGGCCGCAAGCCGCGCACGGTGATTGACGCGGGCATCGACGCGGGATTCTTCGCCAAGACTCAGGATTCGATAATGGTGTTCATAGACGCGCTCGATGAGCGGCGGGGGTAGTCGACGCCTTCTCACGCGGAAAAGCCCGTGGCGTGGCTCTCAGCGCGTTCTGGAGGCATTCCTGGAGGGGCGGCGGCGGGCGGGGCAGGCCACCCACTTCCCCCTGACCCCGACCGCCGTCACCACCCACGCCCACGATGATCGGAGAACCGGATGCAGACGACGCTTGACCGCGCTTCGTATGGCTTCAATGCGCTGTCGGCGACGCAATACGAGGCGATTGTTGACGCCGGCGACATGGGCCTCGAGTCACCGATGCACGGGCAGGAAAACTACCAGGGGTTGATGCTCGCGGCGAAGGGGATCAACGCGGATGCGCGCGTGCTTCTGTCCGGGCTGCTCTTCGAGGGGCACATGGGGGCAGATCCGAACCTTGTGGCTGCCTCAGTGAACAATCTTTCAGGGATCAAGTGGGCGGGGCAGCGCAGCGCCACCGATTCCGGCATCCCCGCTGATACCGGCGGCACGTACGCGGCGTTCGCCACCCTGACTGCGTTCTTCGGTGAATATGCGCGCACCTTGGTCAACGAGTACATCGGCCCGTACTTCGAAGCCGGCGACATGGCCAATGCATGGAGCGTCTACATCACCGGGCGGCCGAACAGCGGCCACGGCCAGGAACGTGTTGACCAGTGGGCGTACTATCGGGATCACTATCCACCGCAGGATACCGCCGGTCCTGTCAGCGGTGTGTACGGCGCGGACCTGATTGCCATGTTGCACACACAGATCGGTCACCCCTCCAGCGATGGGTATGATGCCCGAAATGGAAATCACGCCTGGAGCTATTGGTGCCGCGCGGCGGTGGAATCCACCGGGCGCAACTGCGGGCTCGAGGTGGTTGCGCACACGAGCGCGCTGGCGGCGCAACAGGCGGCGGCGGCTCAGGGATTGCTCAACACGCGGGACGCACCGGAGCATGGCGCGGTGGTGCAGTTCGACACGCGATTCTACGCACCGGATGGCCATACCGGGCTCTATGATGCAGATGAGGGGATGCTGCTCGGCACACTGACGGACGGCACCGGGGTCGGCTACCGGCAGTGGGGACCGGGGACGTATGGTTACGCGGGGTGGTACCGGATGCCGGGAGTGCTGGCGCCGCGCCGCGATGCGACGGGGATGCCGCCGCCGATCCCCGCACCGGATGATAACTACGTCATCCCCGGCAATCCCTACAACGAATCGATCACGGATCCCAACCACCGGATCGGCGTCGGCGGCGGCATCAAAGCGAAGTGGCAGCAGACACCCGACCCGCTCTCGATCTTCGGTTTCCCTGTTGCCAACGAGACACAAGCGCTCGTGACCGAACCCGATGGAAGCACCGTGCAACAGCGGACGGTACAGTTCTTTGAACGAACAGTCCTGATCTTTCAACCCGAACACGCCGGCACGGCATGGGAAGTGGTTGTGTCTCTTCGTGGTCAGACGATTACGGAACTGGTGGTCGCATGAACGTCCCGGAGCTCCTCGCCAGCATCATCCTGACGATCGTCGGCGCGGCGACCACCTGGCTGCTCGCCGCGGGCGCGCTCTGGCTGCAGAAACACGTCTCGAGCGACAAACTCGCGCTCGGCATGACGATCGCCCAGGTCGCGGTGCAGGCGACGGAGCAGATCGCCGCGAAGACCGGCTGGGACGGCGACACGAAGTTCAAGGTGGCGCAGGAGCGACTCCTCGCCCTCGCAAAGAACACTGGCATCAATTTGACGCCGGAGCAGGTGAGCAGCCTCATTGAGCACGCAGTGCACCAGTTGAAAGAAAGCCAGGAGCTCCTCCGCGCAGCAGCAGATCCCTTACCCTGACATTTCTCCCCTCTTCCCCATCTCCCGCCCCTTCTCGCTGTCGCGGCGGGGAGGGGCCTTTTTATTTGTTGGGCGCTCCTTCCGGTGGCGGCGGGGCAGGCGAGGCATCCTCCCATGCCAGTGCGATCACGTCCCGCATGCTTCCAACCGGGCCGGGATGCGCGTCGAGCCAGTCCCGCACCCGCTCAATCGTCCCGCGCCGCTCGTTGTCTGCGAGATAGAGCGTGAGAAACGCGAACTCGCTCATGAAGATCGGTGGGTACGTCTGCTTTGCCATCACTCCTCCTCCTCGCGCCCGTCCGTGGCTGTCGCGGTCAGGGCAATGCGCACAACCTCGGCAATCGCGTGGCGCATCCCCCGCGTAAACGAGTGGGCGAGAGAGGGCTTGGTGGGCAGGGTGTGCTCGGATCGGCTCTCGGCGCGATCACTGACCTGCTTCATCGCCTCCCGCAACTGCGCTAGCCCGCGCAGGGCGGCATCACGCTCGCGCTCTGCGGCGGCGAGGCGGGCGCGGAGGGCGGCATTGACATCTTCCTGTCGCGCAATCTCCTCTACTAGCACGCGCGCCCGATCATGCGGACGCTTCTCGAAATAGTCGGGATCAAGCGCGTCGAGCCGCTCCATCATTTCCGTCGCAATCATGCCGCCGTCGTCGCTGGTGAAGTGCGGAAAACGGTTGAGTTTGCTCATCGCTGCCCCCGCGACATGTTGTGGGTCACTCATCGTAGTCCTCCTCCGTGGGCGGGATGGTTTGAACCGCTCTTCTATGGTTTATCCCGTCCCAACGCGCTTTTCAAGCGCCACCCCTATGGGTCGCTCTTCTCGCCCGCTCCGTAGCCCTCCTACCGTGACAATGATGTAACTCTGTGTTACACTGCTTGCAGATGAGGCGATGGGCCTCACAGATGAGACGGGAGCAAACGAGATGACGACCGACGCACTGAAGATCAGCCAACTGCTCACCGAGGAAACAGCGTCCATCGCCGCGAAAGCGGTTGCACGGCGTGAGATGGATGACAACGCGATGCCCGCAGGCGTCCATCCCGGCAACATCGGCGTCATCGCTGAACCCCGCATCCGCCGCGCCCTCAATGCCACGTTCACCGATCATGCGCACATCAACGACGCGCGCCGCGCCCTTCGCCCGATGGCTGACGAACTAGTTGCGGAGATCGCGGAGCGGTTGGTGTCGGGTGAGGACTTCGAGACGGTCAAGCAGTCGTATTTCTAGGGAGGACAGCGATGACATTTCACATCGAAACCCGCGACATGTTCGAGATTCCTGACGGATGGTATCGACGCCCCTACGAGCAGCGGACAACGCTGGAGGCAGCAACCGCACGGGCAGACGAACTCTTCAACAATCACGTGCCCGGTGATGATATTGTCGCGGTGCGTGTCGTGGACGATTCTGGCGCTGCCCTCTTTGCGCTCCCTAATCGCCGCAGCGGTCTTGACGATGCGCCGCCATATTTCGGAATCGCGATGATGCCCCCCGACGACCTACGCGCCCGCAGGAAGGCACTCGACATCACGCAGGCGCAACTCGCACAGTGGCTCCAGATTGCACGGGCGACGGTCAACCGATGGGAGCGAGGGCGGGAACCAATCCCGCCCTATCTGCATCTCGCCCTCGATCGTCTGGATCAACTCGCTGCCTTCGGCAAGACCGTGAGAGAATAGTTATCGCTCTCGCCACTCCTGCTGAATGAGCCGTGCCCGCACGACGATAGCCATCTCTTTGATCGCAGACCGCCGCAGTTCCATCGCCATCATCCGCGCGCTGCTGGATGATCCCCCGCCCACCGCATCCGCGAACCGGCTCGCCGCTGAGAAGGTGGGACGGGATTGGATCGTGTCTGACGACGAGACGAACGGGGGCGGCGCGTGTAGCCGCCTCCACTGAACTATAGAGGAGTACACCATGACGACGAAAATAGCGATGGGCGCGGCGGAAAAGGTGTGGTTCTGTCAGTCATGTGAGGAAGTGATCGAAGATCCCGTGACGCTCTATCAGTGCGGCGAGTGCGGCACGGTGTTCAGTCGGGATACGAGCGCGAATGGCACTTCGCCGGCGCCCCCACGGACGTGCCGATGACGATCGCCATGCAGGGCATCCACGTCCCGGATGATGCCTGGGAGTGCCGGCAGTACATGCCGGATACAACCGCTCCCTATCACTCCGACCGGCAAACGATCCGCGACGCGATGGAAGCGGGACGGGTACCGCCCTCCTTCGCGCGGCTCCTCGACGACGCGACGCATGCGGGCATCCTGCGGGTGAAGGAGTGCGCGGAGATCATCCGCTCCGGCGCCGGAGCGGCCTGCATGGCGGCAACGCCATGACATACGACTACATGATGACCTTCCACTACACGCGCCTCGACAAACCCCGCGCGGATGGCGTGAACGTCTCGCTCTGGCCGAATCAGTACATCCACGCCACGAGCGACCGGGAGGCGCTGCGGAACGCCATCGACTATTGCACCGAGCACCACCTGCGACTGCGCGGCCTGTACTACCTGAAACCTGTCCCATTCACGGAGATGCCCGAAGAGAACCGCGCCGAGATGCGCTACATCTGCCAGCCGGTCGGCACGCGGACAGGCCACGGGCCGTGGAGCGACGACTTCGCCGCATACACGCTCGCAGGCGCACGCTGCCTGTGGCCGCCGACAGACCTCTATCCGAAGGGCACATTCCACTGGCCGAATCGCTCGTGGAATCCATGGGTGCTCTTCGGGACGCGGGATGCGGACGGCACGGTGACACGCTTCGAAGGTGCGCCGTGACCTACTTCGTCCGCACCTTCCGCGCCGATCCCGGCTGCACCTACGGCACGGTGATCGACCGCACGCCCTACGAGCGGCACACCGAGGCCCGCACGGTCTATGACCGGGAAGCGTGGTACGTCATCGCCGCTGCATCCGGGGACCGGTGGCCGGCCGTCAAAGCCAAAGGAATCAACACCATGACCCGCATCACCAAACGCGAACATGCCACCCTATTCGACACCCCATGATCGACGTCGCCGCCCTGGAAGCGGAAATCGCCCTCCTGCAAGGGATTCTGGTCTCGCGCGGCATCCCGTACGATAGTTAGCCCGGGGCTATGCTGTCCAATAAACGATCTTATGCGACAAGAACTGACCTGTTCTACGGTTTGTTCTGCGGTTTTTCTAGAACACGCACCCGAAAACGCGCCTGCTGAGCGTCTCGACCGGGAGCATCCATGCCTGTTCTAAATCCGCCCGTCATCGCTTGCTTCCCTTGAAGAGTCGGCGCTGCTCCTCGAGCGTCAGTGACCGACCGCGGATCTCCTCAAGATTCGCGCGCGGGGAGACAATCCCCTGCGTAGTCTCTGATGTAGTCTCTGATGTAGTCTCTGATGTAGTCTCTGAATTAGCGTGGCGGTTTCCGCCATTCTTGTCTGGCGCTTTTGGACATTCAAGGATGGCGCTTTCCGCCATTACAGGATGGCGCTTTCCGCCATCCTTGGATGCGAGGTAATCGTCAACGGCATCGTTGAGTCGCTCCAGATTGACGCGATAGTAGAGCCGGGCCGGCGTACCGCGTTTGACCTCTTCGAGGAACTGGCGGTCCTTGAGCACCTTCCGCGCCGTCTCCTGCTCTCGCCGCGACAGTCCCGTCTCCTCGGTCAACTCATCCTGCGTCTTGTAAATCCAGCCATCGGCGTCTTGCTGCCTGCCCGTCCATTGCACGAGGTTGCAGATGAAGACGCCCGCCGTGAGCGCGCCTGTGATCTGGGTCAGTTCCGGTTGGTAATAGATCGGGCGGCCGAGGCCGGTGAGGAAATCAGAGAATCTCATCAGCGACCTCCCGCTCGAGGCGCAGATGGCATGGGCTGCAGAGCGGGATGAGGTTATCGACTTCGTATCGACCGCCTCGCGCGCCGCTCAGGAGGCGAAGCAGATGGTGCCGATGCGTTGTGCGCCACTCTTCGACGCCGCACCGCGCGCACCGTCCTTGCCAGCGATACAGGACTTCCCCGCGCGTCTGAGCGCTCGGTCTCAGGGCTTGCCGTGTGAGACTATCTGTTTCATCGAGGGAATACCGTGATATACTCATGGTGCCGCGCCTCCACAGTAGGTGCTGCCATGTCCTCGAGCCGCGACAACGGCGTCGGGGACTTCTCATTTCGTCCGCGTATTCTACCCGAGCCGGAGCAGGCGCCGCAACCAGTTGCGCTTCTCTGGGGTGTCGCGAGGTGCTGCGGCCGGCAGCGGTGCTGCGGTGCTGCGCATCGCTGCGAGCTCGCTGCGCAGCGCCTGGATCTCATCGCGGAGATCCTTGGCCCACGCAGGGGTGTCCTCGGGGTGCAGCGGGTGTTGCACCGCAGCGGTGTTGCGAGGAGCAGCGGGCGCCGCGAGGCGGTAGAAGGCGCGACCGTCAATCAGTTGCCGCTCCGCCGTTCCCGCGCTCACCCATTGCTGGACCGTCCGCTCGCTGCGCCCGACCATGGACATGAACGTCGCCTTATCCATCCACGGACGCTCATCCTCCGATCTTTTCGATTCGTTTCCATTCGTTTCCATTCGTTTCCCGCGCTCCGGCCTCTATACATAATGCGTAGATGTTGTAATATCTTGCGTGTGTATGATCGCGTACACAGAGGTACCTGGCATGGGGCCGACGTTGGCCACAGCCGGCGTCACGCGCCCCCGGAGGAATGAGGCCGTGATGAATCATGGTGCGCGACCTGATGCCATTCCTTGTGACGTTAGCGTTGCCCAACTGCGGATCGTTCGCGAGGCCCGCCGGCGTCGCCGTTTACGGACGGTGCCGGCGATTCCGCCCCCGGCATTCCCACCCGAGTTGTTTGTCCGCCACCTCTTTCGACCGCCGGCGCACCCATACGAATCGCCCAGTCCTTCACCGCCCAAGCCAGATCGGCAATGAGTTGCACGTCGGCCTCGGAGCCGAGCGGTGGCAACTGATCCGCCAGCATCTGCACGTAGGGGTTGATGTAGAGATCCGGGTCGAGTTGGCTGAGGTCGAGTTCCGTGAGGAATCCGGCCGCCAGCAGCAGCCGGGGCATGGGAATATGCAACGCATCTGACCAGGCCCGTAGGTCACCGGGCGTCACGCCGACGACCTCGCCGCGTTCCCATTTACTGACATGCGACTGCGACATGCCGAGCACGTCCGCGGACTGATCCTGGCTCGGGTAGCGCCGCTTCCGTTCTCCCTTCAAGAAGCGACCGAACTTCAGCCGCAGTTCCGCGTCGCGTGCGTCCCGCTCTGTCCGTACGTCCATGTATCTTCCCCTTCCTTCCCCACCGTCCACAGAATAACTACAAATGCGCGTATTGACAAACGCAAAAACGCCTACTACAATCGGTGGTAGGAGGTGCCACATGGAACCGAAACGCCGCGGGCGCCCGCGGATTGGTCAGCTTGCGACATTCACGGTCAGGCCGGAGCAAAAGGCGCAGATTGAGGGGCTGGCAAAGCTCTGGGACGTGAATCAATCGTGGGTTTTTCGTTATTGCCTCGATCAAATATTACCGTCGCTTAGCACGAATCCACCTAATCCCTTTGCCACTGATCGTGGTGATATGGCGATCGGGTTGAAGCACGAATGTCAGGAGGTCGCATAACGATGCCTGAGATCGCAGCCGCGGGTATCCCCACCATTGTTGCCTACCTCACGGCGCCACGCGCGGATGAAGAAGCGTTTGCCAAGAAGCGCACTGCACGCTCTCGTGCAAACGCTTCTTCAGCTATCGGTCACGAGGGTATGCCAGACGCATGCTTGACCGACGCATCTTTTTACATTTTGGATCACCCGATGCCGTGTACAGCCGAACTGTCACATGCATCGGGTGATCCAACTCCCGCGAGAGGGGGTGAGGGGGATGGACGGGAAACTGATCCGCGAGGGCGACCTGGTGGACCAGCTGATGGACTTCAACGCGCGGCTGATGCAGCGCAACCGGGAGGACCAGCGCGCGCTTTGGATCACCCGATGCCGTGTACAGCCGAACTGTCACATGCATCGGGTGATCCAAACGACGACTGACCGAGTTGGCGCTCGCACTCGAACAGCGCCGGCGCAAACACGCGCCAATCGACATGCCGACAGCAGACGGGCAAACGTCTGAGGCGGCGGAGTGAACTGGATCCTGCTTAGGAGATTGTACACATGGAATCATCAATGGTCAAGGAATCAATGGGAAGCCCTTTGCATGTGACCGCAGAGGACGGTACACGGCAAAGGGCTTCCCACCCTCCTGTCGTCATGGCGGACGAATCGGCATGGGTGCGGCTGCTCGCCCCGCGGAGCCCACAGGAGGCAGCGATGGCGCAGCGGATTGCCGTGGCGTCGCGGCACATCTGGGCATTCCGCCTTCGTCTCACGGTGGAGGAGCGCATGGCGTGGTATCGCGCATGGGGGTGGCAGGAATGAGTCGGAAAGAGCCCGCGCGTCCGACGCATGAGGACGCGAAAGCGATCCGCCGGGCCGTCGCGTATCTGGAGAAGCTTGGCCGCCTGGACGAACTCCAGCGCGCGGTGATGGCGGATGTCGCGGACATCCTCGACGAGGCGCTCACGAGCGGAGCGGTGATCCGGATCCGCATCCTGAATCAGGGGACGCCACCGAGCGAGAGGAAGCGACAGGCGGCGCGGGCCACGCTGGTCAAGGCGCGCGCCAGGAAGTTCGTCTACGCGGCGCCCGAGTGGACGTCGGAGGAGAACGTGCTCTTCCGCCACCTGTGGGCGGAGACGGACACGCCAACCGGGGTGATTGCCGACCGTTTCGGGCGCACGCCGACCGCGGTACAGAATCATGCGACGGAGCTGGGCGTGCGTCGATCTCCGGGCTATCTGGCACGCACGACGCCACTCGGTCGCGCGCGTCTGGTGATCGCGCGGCGGCGGGCGCAGGAGCAGTTGGCACAACGGAATTTGGAAAGCCCTTTGCACGAGAGCGTGGAGTGCGCTTCATCCTTCTCCGCTTGCCGCGAACCGTCTCTGTGCGGTCTCGTGCAAGCGGAGAAGGATCGGCAAAGGGCTTTCCAACAGGAACTGGTGGAAGTGATATGACAACAACGTCGACCCGGTCGGTGACCATCCGACCGGAACTGGAGATCAGCTCAGAGGAGCGGTTCTCGCACGAGGACATCGAACTGATGCGCGCCACGATCTGCAAGGGCGCGAGCGATGCGGAGTTCCGGCTGTTCCTGAACCAATGCGTGCGCACGGGGCTGGATCCGTTGGCACAGCAGATCTACAGCGTGCCGCGCGACGGTGGGCGCGTGATCCAGGTGGCGATTGACGGCTATCGGCTGGTCGCGCAGCGCACGGGCGCCTACGCGGGCAATGACGAACCGACGTTCGACACCGAGGAGGGCGAGCATCCGAACATCGCCCGCGTGACCGTCTGGCGGCTCGTGGATGGTGAACCGCGTTCGTTCACGGGGATCGCGCGGTGGCAGGAGTTCAAGCCGCCGCCCCGCCAGGACATGATGTGGCTGAAGATGCCGTGGCACATGCTGGCAATGGCCGCGGAACGGCAGGCGCTGCGGAAGGCGTTCCCGCAGGAACTGGCCGGGCTGGAAACGAGCGACGATCCGCCGGTTGAAGGCCCTCATGCCGCGTACCGCCAAGACGGTCACGTGCATGAGGGCCTTCAAGAGGCGACACCGGCGCGCGTCATCCGCACCGCGCCACCGCCGCAGCCGATCGCCCGGCCCCGCGCAGGTGGTTCCTCACGGTCACAACTCCGTGAAACAGTCGCGAACGCTGCACGGACCGCGATCAAGGCGACCATCGCCCCGATTGGTTCACCCGATGCACGTGACCGTGCAGTGCGGTACGCGGCATCGGGTGAACCAATACCGGCGGGACCGGATGAAGAAGACGCAGTGCTGCGGGACGAACTGCGCGAGCTGGGCACGCGCGGGTTCGACCTCGACAAGTTCCTGACGGGGCGAAACAAGGAACTGGACGACCTGACGCGCGGGGAGCTGGAGGGGATCCTGCCGAACGCGCGAGCGGTGGTGGCGAAGCGGGTGGAGCGGCTGACGCAGCAGGCATAACAGGTCAGAGTTGGGCGGGTGCGGCAGCGCGCCCGCTTTTGTATCGGAGAGGGAGGCAGCGATGGACACGCGACCATACGGCACGATCCCGAGTGACGAAGACTTCGCGGACACCGATTGGCTGTCCGCGGCGGACCTTGAAGCGATCGCGGATCGGCTGATCGAGACGAAACCCGACCTGCAGCATCTGTACGACTTCAAGACGGTTTATTTCTGGAAGCGTTCGGGGGGCGTGACGGGCGGGCAGGCGACGATGGGGAAGTGCCGCCGCGTCTCAGGCGATCTGAAAGCGATGGCGCCGGGCGCCGACTTCATGGTCTGGCTCGCGGCGGATCATTGTCGGGAACAGGAGATCACCGTCTATCAGGCGGAAGCCTATGTGTTTCACGAACTGATGCACACAGCACAGGACGACAAGGGCAGGCCGCGCATCCGGCCGCACGACTTCGTGGGTTTCGCCGCGGAAGTCAGAGAGTTTGGACTCTACGACCAGATGCTCCAGGCCGCCGGTGTTGCCTTCCAACAGTTGGCTTTGGTGCCTGCGTAACGGCTGGGAAAGGGTTTGCCGTGTCGAGTACCGGCTCGCACACGCAAACCCTTTCCCAGAATGTGCCCGCTTGTGTATCGGGTCATCGGTTGACCCGTTGCCGTGTACGGCCGGCACCGTCACACGCAACGGGTCAACCGAACCAAGGACGGGGGCGCCGATGGCGCGGTTGCCATGGTTTCGGATGTGGTCGGAGGCACGAAACGATGCGAAGTTGCGTCGGCTGGATGATGCGGAGTTCCGTGTCTGGTTCAATCTGCTGTGCTTCGCAGCCGAGCAGGAAGAGCGCGGTCACATCGCCCGGAGCGACGCGTTTCTCCTGGCCGTTGAAGTGTGCAACGGCGATGTCCCACTGCTGAAACGCGCGGTGGCGTTACTGGCGTTACATCATCTCGTCCGTGCGGAATGGTGCATTGAGGCGGAGCAGGATGCGGTCACGATCACGTTCGCAAGTTGGGATCGCCGCCAATATGACAAACCGTCCGACCGGCCAGAAGCCGTTGCAGAGCGGGTAAAACGGCATCGCGCGAAAAATGAAACGCCTCGTAACGCGGCTGAAACGCGCGAAAACGCGCGTAACGCTGAGATTAGATTAAGAGAAGAGAAGAAGAGAGAAGAGAAGAGACCTCCCATAGACATACCCGGTCCCCGCGCGCCCGCACCCGCGCCCGCACGCACACCTGCGCGCGAGGCGCCGCCTGCTCCGGTGGCTGCGGTTGTGAATGCGCTGACCCAGGCACTTGCGTATGACGAGGATGCCCGGCTCTCGGCGAAGGAACACGATCGGCTCGTGGCATCGGCGACGGAGATCCTCGGCGCGGGCGGCACGCCGGAGGATGTGCCGGTCCGGGCGGAACGCTACGCCCGGAAGTACCCATCGATCGCGGTGACGCACGGCGGCCTGGCGGGGCACTGGGGCGAGTTGGCGGTCGAGCCACCGGCACGTGCCCCGCCGAATGGACGTGGTGCCCCGGTCACGTTCACGCGACAAATCGAGACGAATAACGCGGCCGCATCCGAGGAATTTCTCGCCGTCATGGAAGGCGCGGCACATGGATCATCTGCAGTTCAACGGCCAAATGAACCGCCTCGCGGCCGCCTACCGGATTGAGATCCCGGCAGCGACCAGGGCGGCATACTGGACCATCTTTGGTTCGGGCGATGATGCGCGCTTCGCGACCGCATGTGAGCAGGCCCTGCGGACGGAGCGCAGCTTTCCGACGCCGGCCGCGCTCAGCGAACTCATCAACGGCTCGGTGGAAATCCGGCGTCGGACGGGAGTCGCTGGCGGGTCAGGCGGGCCGCCGCGTCAGTGGACCGCCGCGGACTTCGACGTGCCGTTCGTGGCGAAGCCGACGCCCTGGCGGCCCGGCTCGCGTGCACACGAGCGATGGCTGCACGCATCGGCGCGGTTGATGACGCTGCTCGAGCGCCGGCTGACCGAGCGCCTGGCGGAACTGGACAACCGGCCCGATGATCCCGAGCTGCAGCGCCGCGTCCTGGTGCTGACGCGCACGCTGGCCGAGCGGAGCACCTGGCACGCGCACTTCGAGGCGACCGGGGAATCCCTGATGCCCGCAGGTGCCCCATGAGTACCCCCCGCGCCATCATCGACGCGCACACCACGGAGGCGGAGTTTCAGTGGCAGCTCATGCAACTGGCGCGCTTGTGCGGGTTCATGTGTTATCACCCGTTTGACTCGCGCCGCTCCGCGATTGGCTATCCCGACCTCACACTCGTCCATGCCGAGCGTGGCCAACTCGTCTTTCTTGAGGCAAAACGCGAGTCAGGGAAGACGACGCCGGCGCAGGACGCATGGCTCATCGCGCTCGGTGCGGTGCCGGGCGTTGTCGCGCGGGCGGTCCGGCCTTCCGATTGGGAAACGATCGCGGCAATCCTGACGGGAGATGGTTGATGGCACACGCACTGCATCCGATCCAGGCCCTGGCGCCGCCGCCGGTTACCGGCGATCAGCGCATCTCCTCCACCGATCTCTACCGCCGACTCGGTGACGTGCTCCATCGCGTTTCGCGCGGCCATCAGCGGGCCATCATCACGACCCACGGTCGGCCCGTCGTCGCGATCATCTCCGTCGAGGAGTTGGAGTGCCTGCGGGCGATCGAACGTGAGTGGCGCGCGCAGCGTGGGGAGGAATCGCCATGAGTGCGCCTCTCGACCTCGCGGCCGTGCGAAACGCGCGAAAAGGCAATCCACACCGTTCTGCCCGTTTGCGCGTCGTCTGGGGCATCTCAGCCGCACTCCTGTATCTCCTGTGCATCATCGGCGCCAACTGGCTGCTCGCCACGTTCGGCGTCGTCACGGTCTTCGGACTCGCGATGCCCGCGGGCGTCTTCGCCGCCGGCGTCAGTTTCGGCGCGCGCGACTGGCTTCAGGAGACGGCGGGGCGGCCGGCGGTCATCCTCGGCATCGCCGTCGGGGCGATCCTTTCGACGGTCGTCTCACCCCTCCGGTACGCGCTCGCCAGCGGACTGGCGTTCCTGTGCAGTGAGACGTGCGACATGCTGGTCTACAGCCCACTGCGCACGAACCATCGTGCCTGGGCCGTGACCGCGTCGAATACGGTGGGCGCCGTCGTCGATAGCGCCGTGTTTCTGCTCATCGCTTTTGGCAGTCTCGCATTCTTCTGGGGGCAGGTGATCGGGAAAGAACTCATGATTCTGCCGGCGCTCGTGGTCCTCTGGTTGGCGCGACGGCGGCGGGCCGTCGCGCGCACGACGAAGGATGAAGCAATGCCAACCCCAGCGATGAATGGCCCGGGTGCATGCGGGAAGGAGTGCCCGCTTGCGGGAGGCAAGGTTGCGGGCAACACCTGTCCGTGGATCGACCACTGCGCGATGTGGCGCGACGAACTGGCCTTCGAGCGGTTGGAGCAGCGGGAGAAGGCGGAGCGGCTGGCGAAAGAGCACCCAGAGATGTTTCGCGGTCCGCGGTGAACCCTTTGCCGTGTACGGCTGGAACCGTCACATGCAAAGGGTTCACCGCTCACATGTGGGAAGGGGTTTGCGTGATGGCGGGCCATACACGGCGAATGCCGGGGGAATCGACGGTGTATCAACGCCTGGCGCGGCGGGGCTTCCCGGTCATCGGGCATTACCTCGGTGCCGTCCTGACGTGGCCTGCGTATGCCGATAGCGAGAGGGTGGAGTCCGAAGTGGCCCGCATCGAAGCGGCATTCCCGTTCACACCGGAGTTTGAGGGTCTGATTGAGAACACGGACGCAATCAGTGAACTCCCGTATCAGCCACGGCACTTCTCCTCGGACATCGACCACATGAAGCGGGCGGGGAAGCCGGAGGAAACACCATGATTCAAGTCACTGAGGAAGCATGGTCAGGACTCAAGGACGAGGTGAAGTACCTCCGCACCGCCATTGCCGAGCGGGAGGAGGAGGCTTTGCGTGTGAGCGCACTACACGCCACACAGCAAAGCCTCCTCCTTGCTCGTATCGCCGCGCTCGAAGAGGCGTTGGCGTTCTATGCGGCAGATGACGGGGGCTGTTCCTTTGCCGACTATGACGTTGACACCAAGCGATTCGGCAAGCACGCCCTCGCCGCGCTCACCCAGGCGGCGGAAGGGGCTGGATGATGACTGACACCGCCACGCCACGCACCGGCAGCGCGCAGGGGGTGCACGAGACACGAACAACGCTCTCCTTGCAACCCATCTCCTACCGTGAGGCGGTCGCATTCATCGCGCAGCACCATCGCCACCACGAACCGCCGCACGGGTACAAGTTCGGCATCGCCGTCAATGACGGGGAGAACGTTGTCGGCGTCGTGACGGTGGGGCGTCCGATTGCGCGCATGCTGGACGATGGCTATACCGCCGAAGTCACCCGCTGCTGCACCGACAGCACGCCACACGTTGCGAGCAAACTGTACGCGGCGGCATGGCGGGCATGTCGGGCGATGGGCTACCGCAGGCTCATCACGTACACGCTCCGAGACGAGACGGGCGTCTCGCTCTGTGCAGCTGGCTGGCGAGTTGTCTATTACACGAAGGATCGCCCCGGTGGGTGGGACATGCCGGGAAGACCGCGCGTGGTGACGTACCCGACGACCGCGAAGACGCTGTGGGAGGTGGTTGCATGACTTCACGCCCCACCGCCACGCCACGCACCACCGCAGCAGTGGAGAGGGGAGAGGGATGATGGCAACGCGAAGGAGGGGAGATCGTCTTCCCCCGTACATGTTCTACACCTGCCCCGGCTGTAACAAGCAGGGAGCGGCGATGTTCACGCTGGACTCTCTCCCCCTCGACTGGGATTGCTCATCGTGCGGAATGCCATCCCATCTCTGGCGTGATGGGGAGAGGGTCATCCTGTCATTCGACCATCCCGATTGGGTACAGGTAGACACGCTGGAGGGGGCCTCATGACCCGCGGCCACCCCTCACCGCACCCGGTCGTCCGTGACCCGACGACCGGCGCCCGCATGAAGCACTGCCCGACCTGCGGCCAGGAGCGCAGCGTCGACAACAACGAGTTCGCCACCCGGTACAACCCCCACGGCACCGGCGTGCAGTACCGCTCCCAGTGCCGTGCGTGCGATGCGGCGCGGGGCCGAGAGTATCGGGCGCGGCTGGGCGAGGAGTATCGGGAGCGTGAGGCGATCCGCAATCGAGAGCGTTGGGCGGCCGTGCGTCGCCGCAGGAGGGCAGAGCGATGGCGAGGATCCTCGTCGGACGATCGGAGGTGACCGCGATGGTGGCGATGGTTGACGATACACACCGCACGATCCCGCCTTTCCCGTGGGGGGCGCTCCGGTTCATCTTCACCTCCGGGGGCGACTATTCATCCGACCGGACGCTGATGCCCGTCACGATGACCGCGCACCGCAGTTCCGATGGCATCCGCGGTGCGGCGCTCGCACGCGCCAACTGGGGGCCCGTGACGACCGCGATTCAGCGCGCCTTCCACGAGTCGCGGGAGCGTCACCACCTGCATGCTTCACATTGGAAAGTGCTGATCGCCTGCGAAGTTGGGATGGTCCAGCGTCCGGATAGTCGCGGGCGGCTCCAATGGTGCGTCTATTCCGCCGCGCATCCGAACTCGGTGGTGCCCGATGACGAGGCCGCGCGGCTGTTTGGGATCACCGCGGGCTCGGTGCGCATCTACCATACGCAGGTGCGCCACGCCATCGAGGACGAGTGGGAAGACTTGCATGCAGGCTGGTCGCTTGACGGTCCTTGACAGTTTGTATATGCTTTACAGCAACACTCGTACTGTCCCCGGCAGCCCGCCGGGTTTTGTTTTGCCCGCCAGTGAGGGTGCCATGCGCAGCGATCGTCTCGGTGCACTGACGCCGGATCGGCGGAATGCGCGACGCCACACACCCCGCAACATCGGCATGATCGAGACGAGCCTGCAAACCGATGGCTTCGGTCGTTCCATCCTCCTCGACCGTGACGGCAACATTCTCGCCGGCAATGGCGTCACCGAGGCGGCCGGAAATGTCGGCCTCGAGGATGTGATCGTCGTACCGTCCGATGGCACGAAGGTGATCGCCATTCAGCGCACCGATGTGGAACCGGGCAGCGCGCGCGCCGTCCGCCTCGCCATCGCGGACAACCGCACGCAGGAGTTGAGCGACTTTGATCCGGCGGTGATTGCCGCGCTCAGTGAAGAGATCGACCTGTCGGACTTCTGGCAGGCGGATGAGATGGACGCGCTCCTGGCGGGCATCACTGAGGACGTGCCTGCTGGCGATGATCCGGGTGCGGAGATGGATCGCGGCGATGAACTCGCGGCAGAGTACGGGGTTGAGCCAAATCAGCTTTGGGTGCTCGGCAGGCATCGGCTGATCGTGGGCGACTGCACCGATGACGCGACGATTGATCGCCTGATGGATGGACAGCGTGCAGCAATGGTCTTCACTGATCCGCCCTATGGCGTGGACTATGATGGCGGGCTGAACGAGACGAAGCGCGACCGGATCATCGGTGACACCTCCGCCTCGCTCTATGCCGCCTGCATCGGCACGACCGCGCCATACTGCAATCCGCACGCACCGTGGTATCTCTGGTTTGCCGGCACGGTCGGCAAACCAGTCTATGAGGCCGTCGAGTATTACGGATACACCGTGCGCGCAATGATCGTCTGGAATAAGACCGATGCCCATTACGGCAACTTCATGGCGCAGTACATGCAGAAGCACGAACCCTGCCTGTACTGCGTGAAGGAGTCGCCGCAGTGGTACGGCCCCACGAATGAAGTGACCGTTTGGGATGTGAAGCAACCGAGCGTCAACGAGCATCATCCGACACAAAAGCCCATAGAACTCGCGGTGCGAGCGATTGAGAACAGCAGTGTGCGGGGTGCGCTCGTCTGCGATTGGTTCCTCGGCAGCGGCACGACCCTGATTGCCTGCGAGCAGATGGGGCGTACCTGCTACGCCGCAGAGATTGAACCGCGCTATGCCGCCGTCTCCATCAAGCGATGGGCAGACATGACGGGCCTCACGCCGCGACGGGTGGACTGAGTATGCACTTACACATCAGCGATATCAAGCCCGCGGTCAAGAATGCGCGGGTCAGAACTGAGCGCGGCGCGGCCATGATTGCCAGGAGCATCAGCGAGAACGGCTTTGGTCGCTCCGTGCTGCTCGCCAATGACGGATCGCTGATCGCGGGCAGCGGCACGATTGACGCCTCGGCTGAGGTTGGCTTGGAGGACGTGATTATCGTCCCCTCGGATGGCACCAAGATCATCGCGGTGCAGCGCACCGATGTCGCACCGGGGAGCAAGCGGGCCCATGAACTCGCAATCGCTGACAATAGGACGACTGACCTCAGCGACTTCGATCCGGCAGTGATTGCGGCGCTCAGCGAAGAGATTGACCTGTCGGACTTCTGGCAGGCGGATGAGATGGACGCGCTGCTGGCGACGATGGCCGCCGACGATGCGCCTGCGGGAGAAGACCCTGGCGCGCAGATGGATCGCGCCGAGGAGTTGAACCAGAAGTGGCAGGTGCAGCGCGGCGATCTCTGGGAGATCGGGCGGCATCGGCTCCTGTGCGGCGATAGCACGGATGCGGGCGATGTTGCGCGGTTGATGACCGGCGAGAAGGCGGCGATGGTCTTCACCGATCCGCCATATGGTGTGGAATACATCGGTGGCACGACGCGGCGCGATGCGATTCAGGGCGATGAGACGCCCGATCTGTATGCCCCCGCAATGCTCCTGATTGCCGCGCACACGATCCCGAAAGCGGCGGTTTATCTGTGGCACTCGGACAGTAAATCCGCTGCCGTCTCCGCTGCCGTCTCCGCTGCCGTCTCCGCTGCCGGATTCGAACGCCGCTGCACGATTATCTGGAACAAGAACCTGGCGCAGTTTGGCGCACTCGGAGCGCAGTACAAGACGAAGCATGAGCCGTGCTATTACCTCTACAAGCACGGCCAATCGCCCCACTGGTACGGGCCGACAAATGAAGTGACGGTGTGGGATGTGGCGCGGGAATCTGTGAATGAGGATCATCCGATGCAGAAGCCGCCTGAACTCGCAGTGCGCGCGATGGAGAATAGCAGCCAATCCAGCGACGTCGTCTTTGATGGTTTCCTCGGTGGCGGCTCCACAATAGTCGCCGCCGAGCAGACCGGCCGCCGCTGCTACGGCATCGAGATTTCCGAGAAGTATTGCGCCGTGATCCTCGAGCGCATGGCAGACATGACGGGCCTCACGCCGCGACGGGTGGACTGAGTTTATACGCATGAGGTTTGTATGGCCGCTCCGAAGCGCACGAAGGCACAACGCGAGGCTGATCTTGCGGAAACGGCGCGGATGTATTGCAGCGGATATCGGCAGGCGGACATCGCGACGGTACTCGATGTCTCACAAGCGCAGATTTCCCTCGATCTGAAGGCGATCTTCGCGGATTGGCGCAAACAACGCGACGGCGAGATCACGCAATGGACGAACGAGGAGTTGGCGAAGATCAACGCCCTCGAACTGGAATACTGGGAGGCGTGGCGGCGCTCGTGCGCGGATCGCAAGCGCGTCGTCAAGGAGCAGCGCAAGGGGCCGCCCGCGACGAAAGGCGGCACGGCGACACAGACGAGTCGAGCGGCGGTGACGGAAGAATCGATGCTCGGCAACCCCGCTTTTCTCGGGGGCGTGCAGTGGTGTATCGAACGACGCTGCAAGATTCTTGGCATCGATGCACCGACGAAGGTCGCGCCGACAACGCCGGACGGCATGAATCCCTACGCAGGTGTACCCGATGATGTTCTCCACGCTGAACTCGTCCGCTACGCGCTCGCGTTTGGAACTGCTGCTGGAGGAGCGGCGCTATCGCTGGACGATGAACGCTCGCCCGAATCAACTGCCGCCGCCCGGTAGCTGGCGCACGTGGCTCATCCAGGCAGGGCGCGGGTTCGGCAAGACGCGCATCGGTGCCGAATGGACGCGGGAGAGCGTCAAGCACTTCCCGATTGTCAACATCATCGGTGCGACGGCAGATGATGCGCGGGACATCATGATCGAGGGTGAGAGCGGGATCCTTGCCTGCTGCCCCGATCACGAGCGTCCCGACTACCTGCCATCCAAACGGCGTCTGGAGTGGCCCAATGGGGCGCGGACGCTGATTTTTACGGCGGATGAACCCGAACGACTTCGCGGCAAGCAGCATATGCGCCTGTGGGGCGACGAGATCGGCGCGTGGCGATACGTTGAGGCGTGGGATCAGGCGATGTTCGGTCTGCGTCTCGGTGCCGATCCGCGAGCCGTAGCGACGACGACGCCGCGCCCGACGATGCTGATTCGTAACCTGATCGCGGACCCGACGACCGTCGTGACGCGCGGTAGTACCTACGATAACCGCGCCAATCTCGCGCCGCAGTTCCTCGACCAGATCATCAAGCGGTACGAGGGCACACGGCTCGGTCGGCAGGAACTCGGCGGCGAACTGCTCCTCGATGTCCCCGGCGCCCTGTGGACGCTGGCGATGTTCGATGAACGGCGCCCCGCACCCGACCTGAAGCGCGTCGTCGTCGCCATTGATCCCGCGACCTCCGCGAATGAGGGGAGCGATGAGACGGGCATCATCGTTGCCGGTCAGGGCATCGACAACGACTGGTACGTCCTCGCGGATCGCTCGGGCATCTTCGCGCCGAATGCGTGGGCGAAGCGCGCGATTGCTGCCTATGACGAGTTCAACGCGGATCGGATCGTTGCCGAAGTCAACAATGGCGGCGATATGGTGGAATCGACGCTACGCACGGTGCGCAAGAACATCGCCTATACGAAAGTGCATGCCTCGCGGGGCAAAGCGATCCGCGCCGAACCGATCGCCTCACTCTACGCGCAGGGCAATGTCTGGCACGTCGAGCCGTTCATCGCGCTGGAAGATCAATGCTGCAACTGGACACCTGATAGCGGCGACTCGCCCGACCGCTTGGACGCGCTGGTCTGGGCCTTGACTGAACTGAGTGCGGGCGAGTCGCGCGAGATCACGTTCGCACTACCGGCCTGACCAATGAGGAGTGTCGAGAATGCCAGAAAAGCGGAAAGGCATTCTCCACAAACTACTCTACGGGGACTTTCCTGACCCGGAGGCGAAGGCTGCGCCCGTTGCGCCAGCGGTCCCGTTCGCGAATACTGGGTGGTTCGGCAACTTCACCACGGGCGGCCAGATGACGGGCGGCACGCTGCCCGTCACCTTCCCCGGTTCGCGCGTCAACTATCAGCAGTCCGTCGGCGAGATGGAGATGTCGTCGGCGATCATGGCCTGCGTCCAGTACGTGCAGCGCGTCTTTCCCGAGGCGCCGCCGCGGGTGATCAACCGCACCGACGCCGGCGACGAGGCGATCCCCGATCATCCCGTCACGCGCCTGATTGATGAGCCGAACCCCTACATGTCCTGGGAGACGGTCTCGCAGGCGCTGCTCGCGGATTACAACGTTCACGGCAATGCGTACCTGCTCAAGTTCCGCAACGCGGCCGGTATCCCCGCGGAACTCTGGTATGAACCGCAGATCTCGATTCGGCCGACGTGGGACCCGGCCGGGCAGCAGTTTCTTACCGGCTATCAGATCTGGCGGACGGGCAAATGGTACCCAATGGCGGTGGAGGACGTGGTCCATTTCCGCTGGTCGCAGGACCCGCGCAATCCGCGCATGGGTCTCTCGCCACTCCGTGCTGCCCTGCGACTGATCTACAACGACGAGGAAGCGGAAGCCTACACCGCCGCGATCCTGCACAACATGGGGTCTCCGGGCGCGATCATCTCGCCATCGGGCGACAAGGTCATCAGCAAGGATGAAGCACAGGCACTGATGACCTATTTCAACTCGCGCTTCACGGGGGATGGCAGGGGCGCGACGATGGTCGCGACGGGTGGTTTACAGGTCTCGACGCCGAGTTGGAATCCGAAGGACCTTGACCTGACGAACATCCACCACTTCAGTGAGGCGCGCATCTCCGGGCTGATGGGCGTGGCGGCGATCGTCGCCGGTCTGTCCATGGGACTCGAGCATGCAACCTACGCGAACTACCAGGCCGCCCGCGAAGCAACCTACGACGGAAACATTATGCCGACGTATGCATCATTCGCGGACACCTTGACCCGTGCGTTGCTCCGTGACGATTTCAACGGATCGCAGGATCAGTACGTTGAGTTCGACACCAGCAATGTGCGGGCCCTCCAGGAGGATGCCACCGCGGTCGCCGACCGGACGACGAAGCTTTTTACGGCCGGCATCATCGACCGGGCGACCGCGCTGAAGATGGTCGATATCGAGTCCGTCCCGGGAGACGAGGGCATTTACCTGTTGCCGCGAGGGGCTTCCTTTAGCGATGGGTCGATTGCGGAGCCCGTCAGCCCGGTGATCGAGAAGGTGAACACGGAACCAGGTGCGCCGGCGTCGGTAGCGACGAACGGCAATCAACCGGCTGCGGCGGCGCAGGCTGCGGTACCGATCGGGAGTCAGCCATGAAACTCACGTTCGCGGTGCTCCTGTTTTTGATCGCGGCAATCATCTTCGGGTTGGATTTCCTGCTGGGATTCACGACAGTCGACTATGCCCGCTTGCGTGTCCACTCGCTTGGATGGTGTCTCGTCGCGCTGGGGCTCATGCTTTGGAAAGGTGGCCTCTGAGATGGATACGCTCGTGATGTTCGGTGGCGCGGTCAAAGCCCTGGGCGATGGGCGCGTTGGCGGCTACCTCATCACCTTCTCCGATGCGGCCAGTCCGGACCTCACCGGCGAGTACTTCACCAAGGACACCGACTACGACCTCGCGGACGGTGACTCGCGCTCGGTCTATTACGCGCACGGCCTCGACGAGCAGTTGGGCGTGAAGAAGATCGGCCGCTTCACCGCGAAGACGGATGCGATTGGTATCTGGGTTGAGGCGCAGCTGAACCTGCGTGACGAGTACGAGAAAGCCATCCTCGACCTGGCCGCGAAAGGGAAACTCGGCTGGTCGTCGGGCGCGCCGGCGCATCTCGTCACCCGCAAGGCGGTGGAGACGAAGGACGGCGCGACAGTCCGCGAGATCACCCACTGGCCGATTGCAGAGGGATCGCTCACACCGTGCCCGGCGGAGCCCCGTAACGGCGCCGTGGCGTTGAAATCTCTTTCGTCGATTCTCGGTCTCCATCCCACAAACCACACAAAAGCCCTGCCCTCGGGCATGTCGTACGACGATCTCCGCACGCTCCTCCAGGACGAACTCAACGAGGATTTCCCTGACGACGACGACGACCCGGATAGCTGGAACCGCGGCCTGTGGATTCGTGATGTCTACGACGATGCGGTGGTCTACGCCGACGAGGAGGACCTGTTCCGTCGCACCTATCAGGTGACCGCGGGCAATGACATCGTCTGGGGGCCGGAGGAGAGCGTCGTGCGCGTGACGACCTACGTCACCGCCACCGACGTTGACGAGGCCAGCGACGGTGAAGGCGATTCGGCGATGGGTATGCCCAAGAGTTTCAATCACGGCGTCGCGCCTGCTGCGATGCCGTTTGCACAACACATCGAAACCGCGCTTGCTGCGGTGGACGGTGTGATACAGCGCGGGTTCGCGATCAACGAACTGCGCATCAAGTCCGGGCGTGTCTTCTCCGCAGTCAATCGCAAGAAACTGCAGGAGATGCATACCCAAATGCAGACCGCCCACGCGGCAATGGGAACGCACATCGCCACGATGCAGGCGCTCCTCAACGAGACCGAACCGGCGGCGAAGAGCAATGCCGGGATCGAGCAGATCTACCTCCGCATGCTCGCACGCGAGGCAGAGGCCCTCGGCGTGGAGATCGCGTAACGAAAGCGAGTGACACAATGCCCACGTTGGTTGACATGGGCCGCGAACTGGATCAGAAGCGCGGCGAACTGAAGAAACTCTTCGACGATCACCGCAAGATCATCAATGGCTCCACAGAGTACGACCTGTCCGCCGATCAGGTGGAGGAAGTACGCCGGCGTGAGGCCGAACTGGCGCCGCTGCAGGACGCCTTCAAGCAGGCAGAGCGCCTCGCCGCCATCGACCGCGACAACCAGAAGGGCGTCGAGGACCTCGGCCGCATCGTGCGTCCCGTGCCGTTCGCTGGCGGCTCGGCCGACGGTGAGGGCGCGACGCCGGGCAGCACGCCCGCCACGAAGTCCCTCGGTGAGCGGTTCGTCGCCAGCGAGGCGTACAAGAACTGGCGCCCCGGTGGTGGGCAGCAACAAGCATTCTTTGAGTCGCCGGAGGAACTTGGGTTCACTGCCAAGACGACGTTCACGACGGCTGTGTCCACGCTGACCCAGTATGACCGCCAGCCCGGCATGGTGATGCTCGGGCAACAGGCGCTCACCATCGCCGATCTCATCTCGCAGGGTGAGACGACGATGAACACCATCCGCTATGTCCGTGAGGATACCTTCACCAATGCGGCCACAACCGTCGCGGAGGGCATCGCTAAGCCGGAAGCAGCCTTCGATACCTCTGAAGCGGACGCCCCCGTGCGCAAGATCGCCGTGACCGCGAAGGTCACCGACGAAATGTTCGCGGACTTCCCGATGATCCGCGACTACGTGGACAACCGGTTGCGGTTCATGGTCGCACAGCGGGAAGAGGCGCAGCTCTTGCTCGGCAACGGCACGCCGCCGAATATCCAGGGCATCGAGACGACCTCGGGCATTCAGACCCAGGCGCTCGGCACTGATCCACTTCCGGATGGCGTCTTCAAGGCGATCACGAAGATCGCCACGGTCGGCTTCTTCCAGGCCGATGGCGTCGTCTTCCATCCGCTCGACTGGCAGAACGTCAAGTTGCTCAAGACGGCTGACGGTATCTACATCTGGGGCAGTCCGACCGATGGCGGCCCTGATCGCATCTGGGGATTGCCGGTGGTCGCCACCGTCGCCCAGACCCAGCACACCGCCATCGTCGGCGCCTGGAAACTCGGCGCACAGGTCTTCCGTCGGCAGGGCATCACGCTCGAGACGACAAACTCGAACGAAGATGACTTCAAAACGAACTTAATTGCTTTGAGGGCAGAGGAGCGCCTCGCTTTGGCCTGCTACCGTCCGCTCGCGTTCTGCACACTGACGGGGCTATAACCTGTTTCGCTAAGTAAGGAGCCATCCATGGCTGTGACTTCGACATACATGCCGACCACTGGCCCCACAATCATGCCGGGGTCCAGACAGCGTCTGGCTGCCGGGAGTACAGGAAGCGCGGGCGCTCCGACTGCCAACGTCACTGGCCTCGGGACCGCCGGTGTCGGTTCGCTCTACACGGACACGACCACTGGCATCCTGTGGATCTGTACTGCCACGGACGGCGCGACCACGATCACGTGGACGAAGGTTGGCCTGCAGACGTGAGTCCCCGCCTCCATGTCGGTCCTGGCCGCGGAGTTCGCGACCCACTGGGTAAACACGAAGCAGTACGCACGGGCGGGTCGGTAACGATCCGCCAGATCACGGAGGAGACACCGATGTACACGTCTGAAACCGCGATATACGCCGACAGCGAGGGCAACGTCGTCCCCGAGGACAGCCCCGATGCGGCGATCATGGTGGTTGCCGCCGGCGGCACGATCACGGACGAGGAGGCGGCGAAGTACGGTCTGACGGACGAGAGCGCGGCGTCCGACGAGGGTGCCGCGTCGAAAGTCGCTGAGCGGTCAGCAGCACCCACCGAAGACAAGGGTCCTGGCCCTGACCCGCAGGCGCCCACCGGCACGAAGCCCGCCAAGAAGTAGGGTCTCCCATGAGCGTTCCCATCGAGGTCCATGACGCGGTGGTGGCACTGGTTGAGCCGACGCTTGACCCCGTGCTCACCGACGCGGAGATCGACGCGGCGATCCTGCGGACGATGGGCTTCCGCACGTGGACGGCGGCGACGACCTACTACCCGGATGTGCTCGTGACGCCGACGGTGCCGAACGGGTGGGCGTACGCGCCACTGACGCAGTCACAGGGCCCGTATTGGGCCTATTCGGACCCGAACTTCACGGGCAGTGGCATCCCCGGTGTCTCCGGTGACACCGAACCGACGTGGCTGATCCCCGCGAGTAGTCGCAACCCGGCGGCCTACGTGCAGGACGGGACGATCACGTGGGCGGCGGCGGTGCCGACGAACGGACCGTACGATGTCAAGCGTGCTGCCGCAGAATGTCTCCGCGCCAAAGCGCGCAAGGCGATGAACCGCGTTGATTCCTCCGTCCCAGGCGCGGTCAGTGCACGGGAAAGCCAGATGTATCAACAACTGATGGCCGCGGCCGCGCAGCTGGAACCGGTAGGGCTGTACTGACATGGTGATACCGTACGTCCCCACCGACCGCCTCGACCGCTTCCGCGTGCTCGATGAGCGCGCCATGCCTGACACGTGTGACATCGTCTCAGTGGACCCGGGCACCATCAATCCCGATGGCAGTGGCGAGCCCGGCGAAATCACCACGACGACCGTGCCCTGCCGCTTCCTCGATGCGGCCGGCGCGGCAGAGATCCTGTTTGCGATGCGGCTGACGGTGGAGGCCGGCGGCATCCTCTGGGTACCGGTCAGCACGGTTGCCACAGAAGAAGACACCGTGACGTTCAAGGGCGACACCTGGCAAATCGTTGGGACATCGTTGGGGCAAACCTTTGCCACCAGCCTCCAGCTGGCCGTGAAGTTGGTGGAGTGATGAGCGTCACGATCAGCATTCAGTCGAACGTCACCCCGCTCGATGCCGCCATTGAGCACATGGAACGCATCGAGGAGATCGTGTCGCACTATGCGGGGTTGATTGAGGAACGGGCGAAGACGCTGGTTCCCGTCAAAACAGGCGCGCTTCGTGCTTCGATAACCACGCATCTCAATGGACTGGTGGCTGAGGTGACCGCCGGTGAGGGCCTGTCGTATGCCGTTGTCGTGGAGTATGGCGGTCATAATCGCCCTTCCCAGCCCTTCATGAGGCCAGCCATCGAAGCCTACGCCGACGAGTTCGTCCGCGCGATCATTGCGGTGGTGGGAGGCTAGGGATGTCGCTCACAGCCGTCCCGCGCGCCCTCGACATCCATGCGATTGGCATCGGCATCCGGGCGGCGCTGCTGGCCAACCCGACGATCGTGGCCGCTGTCGGCACGCGCATCTACCCGGACGACGATGTGTCGAGCGGCCCGTTTCCCTATCTCGTCTACGCCGTGGTCTCCGATCAGACGCAAGGGTGGTACTCACATGCAGGAGTCAATGACCTCTGGCAGGTCACCGCCGTTGACCGGCCAGCCGGGCCGGGCTACTCGACGACCGTGGTCTCAAACCTCGGCGCCGCCATCCAGACGGCGCTCCTCGATACCCCATGGACCGTCTCCGGCTGGCACCTGACCGCAGTACTGCGCGAGAACACCCGGCCCTACACCGAGAACGAGCAGGGGGTCGTTTTCCGGTATGTGGCCGTGACCGTGAGAGTTGAGGCCTTCAAGATCTAAAGGAGTCCATCATGGCAGAGGACAAAGCAGCCGAGAAGCCAGCGAGCAAGAGCGCGGAGGAGAAGGCAGCAGCGGACGCGCAGGCCCACGCCGAAGAGCAGGCGGCGCTCTTCGAGAAGATGCGTGCTGAGGAGCGAGCTGCCCGACTGGGCAAGGCACCGTAATCGCTCACCGTGACGAATCGCTCACCGTGACGTTTAGTTGCATCGCATAGGAGGCGACGTTATGACGTTCCTAACAGTTACGACGGGGGTAGGAGGTGGGATAGGCTGGATCCGCGGCGCAACCACGCTGGCGACCGCCGAACCGTGCTCCGCCATTACCGTGCTCTCGGGCAGCCCGACGACGTACCCCGCCAACCAGTGCTTCCGCGTGACTGCACGGGCGCATAGCCTGCTCGATCCTCGCAGCCCAACCATCGTCAAGAACGCCACGGTGGCGGCGAAGACGACGGACTACTTCATCAACTGGGGCACGGGCGAGATCGTTTTCTACACGCCGCTCACCGGCACGCCGACGATCACCATCGACTGCGGCTGGATCTCCACGGCGACCGGCTCTGACCTGCGTCTCCTCTCCCACGTCAACAACTGGCAGGAGGGCACGACCGCCGCCCAGATCCCCGCCGATGAGTACGGCACGCGCATCGTCCCCTCGTTCGCGGGCAAGGTGTCCGGTACGTTCCAGTTCGACTACTACAGTTCGTCGGACATCGTCGATCTCGGCCACGCCCAAAGGCTGAATGGCAACTACTTCGTGTTCGCCCTCTACGAGGATGTCGTCACCAACCGGATGCGCATCATCTATGCGAACCTTGGCGGTTTCCCGATCACGGCTCCCGGCGCGGGTATGATAGGCGGCACTCTCACCGGGGGACTTATGGCCGATGTTACCTTCAGAAATGAAGTTCTCATCTAGCTAGCTATCTACGATGGCGAGCGGGGCGGCGGGCAGCGTGACACCCCTCCCAATGTCCTGCTCGTCACGAAAATCAGCGGTGTTCACGAAATCGTGTCACGAAAATCAGGGGTGTTCACGAAAAGGGGTGTTGTATGTCCGAGAACGGCGCGAGCCCGAACGGCCTGACGGCGATTGCGCGCCTCAAACAGAAGAGCGAGCAGCGGTACATGCCGCAGCCGCTGCAGATTGACGGCGACACGTACTACTTCCGCCGCCTCGACGGCTTCCAGGCCGATACGCTCGTCAAGCTGCAGGCGGAAAACCCGAACCTCTCGACGGCGCGCTATGATGCGACCGTGGCGGCAATGGCATTTGTCAGCGACACGGGCACGCCGCTGACGGCGGACGAGGCGCTGGCGATCGGCGCCTGGTTTTACCAGCCGGCACGGGAGTTCGTGCAGAAGATCACCGGTGATTTTCGCGATGAGGCGGCAGTGAAAGCCGCTGAACCCGGCCCTTTTATCCAGAAACCTATGCTCTCTATGGTCTCGCCGCCGCCCTCCACAAAACCGTCTGGGAAATCCGCGACCTCGTCGACGCCGACCCGCTGACCTTCAGGCGACACTGTGACTGGTACGAGACCTTCTGCTCGCAGGAGGCCGGGATGGGGATTCCCGCCTCAGATCCCGCACGCATCTTCGGCATCGGCCTCAAGGCGATGCGTGAGCAGATGCGCACGGCGTTCCCGGAGCCCGAGACGGACGAGCAGCGGGAAGCCCGCTTCGCGGCGCAGGCCGACGCGCAGGTGCAGGCGAAGTTCGAGGCCGCCAGGCAAAGCCAGGAGTAACGCGTGCCTGATTCCCTCGTCCGGGTACAACTGCAGGCGACCGGCGCGGACCAGATCCTGGCGACGCTGCGTGCGGTGCGGCAGGAAGTGGCGCTGCTCGGGCAGCAGAGCGCGCGCATCAACCTGGCCGCGAACACGACCGTCGTCAACCAGCAACTCGGGCAGGTCACGACCCAACTGACGCGCATCAATGCGATAACGGCACGGGCGCGCGTGGACGTCGATACGTCGCAGGCCGAGAGCAGACTCTCCGGGCTGGAATCCAAGGTCTCGTCGCTGATGACCGGCACCCTGGCGGCAGCCGGGGCGATTATTGGCGTGCAGATCACGCGCGGCATCGGCGCGGCGACCGACGCCATCGTCGGCTTCAACAGCACGCTCGAACAGACGCGCATCGCCTTTACCTCGCTCTTCGGTTCCGCCTCGCGGGCGAACGACTTCATGGCGCAGTTGCAGGACTTCGCCAAGAAGACTCCGTTTGACTTCGAGGCCGTCAATCACTATGCGCAGCGCCTGCTCGCGGTCGGCTTCGCGGCAAAGGATGTGATCCCCGACCTGACCGCGATGGGCAATGCCGTCGCCGCCGCTGGCGGCAACTCCGAGACGCTCGACCGCGTGACGCTCGCGCTCGGTCAGATGCACGGCAGTGTGAAACTGACCGCCCAGGACATGAACCAGCTGATCCAGGCGAATATCCCCGCCTGGCGCTTGCTCGCGGACCAGATCGGCGTCACCGAGGCGCAGGCGCGGAAGATGGCGGACGCCGGCAAGATCTCCGGCGCGGACGCCTCTGCGGCGATCATTGCCGCCATGAGTCAGCAGAACGTCGGCCTGATGGACCAGATGTCGAAGACGTTTGCGGGCCGGCTGGAAAACCTCAAAGACACCTTCCGCAGTGAAATGGCGGATCTCGGCAAGCCGCTCTTCGAGGAGCTGTCGAAGGCGGTCGATCTGGCGAGCGAGGCGCTGGCGTCGCCGAAGTTCAAGCAGGCCGCGCTGGACATGGTCAACGACCTGACGGCCATCACGCGCGCCGCCGAATCAGTTGGCACCGCCTTTGGGAAGATCCCGCCCGGCGTCTCCTCCTTCCTCGAGGGCGCGCTCGCTCCCGGCCACGCGCTGATTGGCGCCATCAAGTCACTGGGGGCCGGGCCCAACCTGCCGGGCATGACCGTCCCTGAACCGCCCGCCGCCGCAGGCGAAGCCCCCGGCGGTGGCGCCGCATTGCTCCAGCAGCGCGCGGCCACCGGCATCATGACGGACTTGACGAATCAGGTACGCACGGGCGCGATGACGGCCGACCAGGCGCGCCAGCAGTGGCGGGCGCTCTCCGAGACGTTCGGCGGGCTCTTCGGCAATGCCTCGGATCTCTCGCGCCTCTTCAGCGGCGAACTCAACCAGGCGATCGCGGACCATATCACGCAGGTCAATGACGCGACGGCCGCGCATGAGCGGTTGCAGGACACGCTCAAGCAGGCGGGCCAGGCCCAGGCACTCGGGGCTTCCTCCGAGGATGTCGGTCGCGCGATCTTCGGCATCACGGGCACGGGTGCGCAGGCGACGCCCGAGCAGATCCAGCGGGCGAAACAGGACATTCAGGACCTGACGACCGCCTATCAGCGCGCCGCCTCCGTGATCGGCACGGTCGATCTCGCGCACGGCATCGCCGGCTTCGCGGCGGTCGCGCCCGACCTCGCCCGCGCCCGTGACAGTCTGCGCGACCTCGGCCAGAGCAACCAGGCACTCGACAACCTCGCCTCGCTCGCCACCCAGTTCAAGTCCCTCACCGACGCCACGGATGCGGCGACGACCGCGTACCGCGGCTTCATGCTCACGCTCACGGAGACCGACCAGAAGATCCAGCAACTGAGCACCTTCCGCGGACAGGTGACGGCCGCAGTCAGCGATGCCGACCGCCGGCGGTCACTCGGGATTGCCACGCCGGAAGACCTGACGCTGCTCGCGAACTATAAAAATATCCTCGCCAACATCGACACGATGAAGACGGGATTGCAGCGGAACGCCACGGGCGACATCCTCGGCATCGCGGCGAACTACCCCGACCTGAAGAAGAGCGACGACACGCTGCGGGACATGATCGGCAAGCTCGGCGGCCCGCAGCAGCTCGAGATCGATGTCAAGACGAACACGGACAAGGCGCTCGAGCAGATCAACGACCTGCTGACGAAACCGCATCAGGCAACGATTGACGTCCAGATCGCCACCCATCTGACGGGGCTGCCGCCTGCACTCGCGAACATCATCGCGAGTGCCGCTGGCGCACAAGCGGTGGGAGGGGCCAGCGATGGCGGCTACGCGCGGCCGACGACGCAACGCCTGGTCGGCGGCGGCCCGTACGGCAGTGGCACGCTCTATCAACCGGGCGGCGCGATCGGCAGCGCTGGCGGCGGTGGGGCTGGCTGGAACCAGTTCCAACCGCTCTCGCAGGCACAGTACGGCGGCATCGTCTCCTCCGGGCCGCTGGCGAACCCGCAGGTCTATGCCGGGGTGATGGCTGCGGCGCAGGAGTACAACGTCGATCCGCGCGCCTTACTCGCCTTCGTCAAAAATGAGGGCGTTGCGCCATCGCTTGCTGCCGTCAACAACTTCGGCGGCATCAAGGGAAAAGGCGGTCCGGCCGCGCCCGCGAATGAAGGCGGCACCTACGCCGCGTACAGCAGTCCCGCCGATTTCTTCCGCTCGCTGGCCGCGAATCTCACCACCGGCGCCTACGCGGGCGACTATCAGTCGGGCAATCTCGCGGCCGTGCGCCAGCGGTACGTGGCCGGAAGTGCGACACCGAGCGCAGCGCAGCAAGCGAACATCGCGAACACCGTTTCCTCCTACAACGACCTCGTGCAGCAATACCCGTCAGGCGCTGGTGGCGTGATCACGCCGCAGGTGCCGGGGTCGTCAACGCTGACCAGTCGCGTGTCCCTGACGCAGCCGACACCGATTCAGGCGGGCGCGGGTCAGACGGTAACGCCCAATCAGGTCGCGGCCATGCGCAAGCGTGCGAACGAACTCGCGGGCAGCGCCTATGTCTACGGCGGCGGTCATTCCAGCCAGGATGCGGGCGGGTTCGACTGTTCCGGCTACGTGATCGAAGTGCTGCGCGCCGGCGGTATCAACGCGCCCTTCACCGATGCCGGTGGGCTCTACAAGTGGGCACAGACGGCGGAGGGATCGAAGCTCCTCGACGCCGCGGGCATCCAACTGGGCTTCTACAATCCCGGCGCCGGCGGCATGAACGAGCATGTTGGTATTAACA